TTCAGGATTAGCCTCTTGAATATTTCTCCACTCTAGTAGTATTTTAAAAGAGGTGGCTGTTTGGGGCAGGTATATTGTTCCACTTGCTAACTGTCTATCCCAATCTCCTGTTTTGTGGTTTAGAAAACAGAAACCGGGTAATTCAGGCTCTGGTATTTCTTCCAAATCTCTCATTAGTCTAGCATCTATATCTACATAGAGAATTGGTTCGTTTAAACCATGTAAAGCTTCTAGAAGAATCGAGGATTTTTTCCCACAATTAAGTTCCCAAGAACCTTCATTTTTTATTGGAAATAACCGTGTATTGCAAGACTTAAAACTATCTTTCCAAATTTCAGCTTCTTTTTCATATTCCGTATCTTTAGTATAAAAAGCTACTACTCTCACTTATTTAATTCCTCTTGTAAGTTACCATTTCTAAATGTTGTTAGTGCACTGTCTAGTGTACAATTTACTACTAGCTCTTTTATAGAAGGCTGTATACTGTTATAAGCCAACTTAAATTTATTATAATCACTACTTCTATCAACTCCAGGAGGATGATTACCAAAGTAATGTTTTTTAGAGTCTACAAATCCCATATTATATCCCACTAATATAAATTTGCTACATCCCATTAGAAATGCAATGTTAAGCTGTTGATACCCTGAATTGCTGCCGAAATGAATTAAATTTGAGTCTAAACTTAAACCTCTCGCTGTTTGTCCTGCTATATAATTTACGTTAAACTCTTCTGCAGATCTCTTACATTGAGTCCACGAGTTCGGATACTTTCCTACTACTTTAGTCCCATGAAAATCCCACCAAGTTCTATCGCAGGCATAATGTTCATCTAGATAATCTACTACTGCGTAAGTGTCATTACACCCGAAGATAGCAAACTTATCCTTATACGTCCTTATCGTATCTATAACTTCTTCAGTAAGAGAAGGGCCTGTAGCCATAAGAATGGCGGGTTTGTTACGATACTTTAAAGGTATTTTCATAGATAAAAAAGCCGGACATTTCTGCCCGGCTTACCGTTTCTAAGCGGAAGCGTAGCTTACAGCCATATATGCTAGTGGTGCTGTTACGCACACTACAATTTGAAATACAGCCTCAAGTACACCCCACTTTTCTTTTACGAAGTTCTTCATTGAATCTCCAAGTTACCCAATAGGTATTGATGTGGGCTTACTAGAGGGCGAATACGATAGGTCTATCGTTAACATTCCGTTTTCCATGGAAGCAGCAGAGACTTCTAAGGCATTGTCAAGCTTTAGATGCTTCTCAAAACTTTTTCCTGATATACCTTTATGCACCCAGCTTCTGCCATCGTTATTCTCTTTTTTCTCACCTTTAATGGTAAGAATATTTTTGTGAACGTTCACTGAAATTTGGGTTTTGTTCCATCCTGGAACAGCTACTTGAACCACGTAGCCATGTTCTACTTTTTCAATGTTATAACGAGGGTATTCTGGTGCCTGTTGAGTATATAACGGGCTGTTAATTAAATTGTCGAAACCGACAAAGAATTTTTCTAGATTTACTGCATTCATAAGTTTTCTCCTTTTAAGAAAGATGAACTTGCCCCTTTCGGAAGCGTAACAATCGTTTTAATTTACGGATTTTGAAAAAGACACAGTTAGACTGGTATCAATTTCAGGGTATATTATATCACCTACACCAAATTGTGTCAAGAAACTTTTTTGCTCAAGTGACAGGAAAAAAAGTTCTTGACATAAAAGCCTTAACATCGTATAATATACACTTAATCAGAGGAGATTGTATGAAAGTAAACCTAGTTTGGATTACCCCCGAAGCCATGAAAGTCATCGCCTATTGTGCGAGAGTTAGTAATCCTGCAAATCAAGACAATGAGAGAACAGCCCCGAAGTTGTTGAAGTACCTTAAAAAAGAAGCACACTTCAGCCCATTCGAAATGGCTAGCGCTTGCATTGAAATCGAGACTACGAGAGACATTGCTCGCCAGATTCTGCGGCATCGCTCTTTTAGTTTTCAAGAATTTAGTCAACGCTATGCAGACCCTACTCAAGCATTAGATTTCTCTACGAGAGAGGCTAGACTGCAAGACCCCCGTAACCGACAGAATAGTATTCCTGCGGATAATGATGGGCTAGAAATTGCTTGGCACGCTAAACAGAGAGAAGTAATCGATGTCTCTACTGAAGCCTACAAATGGGCTATAAGTATGGGTATTGCAAAAGAACAGGCAAGGGCAGTATTGCCCGAGGGTAACACTCATTCTCGATTATATATGACTGGTACACTTCGTTCGTGGATGCACTTCTGCGACCTACGAGGTGGGAACGGCACTCAAAAAGAGTGTTCAGAAATTGCAGTAGCCTGCAAAGAAATTCTCTGCCAAAACGGTGGAGACGTCTGGGGAGACTCATGAAACGTATTAGAAATACAATTTTAACTGTAGCAATTCTAGCTGGATTGTTATATACTAACTGGCAAAGCAGTATGATGCTTGTCAAACACCCTGAAATGTATCAAGGAAATCCTTACTTATGAATGATGTTTGGAATGGAGAGTCAAGAGGAAACAGTGATGTTATGCAAGAGCGCATACGAATCTGGCACAGAGACCGCAATTTGATTGATGGCAGTACTGATAAAGACCAGTTCTGCAAGCTGATTCAAGAGTGTGGGGAACTGTCAGACAATATGTGCAAAGGCAGAGACATGAAAGATGACATTGGCGATATTATGGTTGTGCTTATTAATATTATGGAACGCAACAACTACTCTATGATGGATTGTCTAGAGACTGCATGGATTGATATTAAAGATCGCAAAGGAAAGATGGTTGATGGCATCTTTGTAAAGGAAGCGGATTTGTGAAACTTGTTGAGGCATTGAGAAACGGCAATGTCAATATCACTTATGAAAGTTTAAATAGCGGAAAAGAGATTACAAAAACATATACTTTGAAAACTATATTTAAAGTAAATGTTAGTCTCAAATCAGATAAACTTATTGCTTACGATGTAGAAGCAAAGGAATGGGAAGACATAGAAAGGTCCAGCATTAAAAAATGGAGTATAAATGAACAGAGAAGAAGTATTTAACCAGCTAAAGGAGGACGAAGGTGTCAAGTATGAAATCTATAATGACCATCTTGGCCTGGCTACTTTTGGTGTTGGTCATCTTGTTATTGAGAGCGATTCGGAATTTGGTTCGCCCTTGGGTACGTCGGTATCAGAGGAGCGAGTTTGGGAAGCGTTTGAAAAGGATTTGGATACGTCTATTGATGAGTGCGAAGTTCTTTTTGGTCCCAAATGGCATGACTTTCCGGGAGAAGTTCAAGAGATTGTGGTAAACATGATGTTCAATATGGGGCGTCCTCGTTTGTCAAAGTTTAAGAACTTCTGCGCTGCACTAGAAGAAGGCGATTGGGCGAAGGCTGCCGTCGAAGGACGAGATTCTCGCTGGCATAAGCAAGTGACGAATCGTGCGGAACGCCTCATGGTACGACTAGAAAATGTATCTTAAAGTCATATTTCTTCTAGGTGTGGTCGGAGCTGCTGGTGGTGCGTATGCGTATCACCAAGTCACTGTTGCGAAGTTAGAGAATGCGGTTATTCAGTTAGAAGCTAATAATCGTACTCTTAAAGAGAACAACAATGTATTACAGGTAGCCGCCGAGAACAATGCGACGAAGGTCGCGGAACTAGAGGCTAGAAGAGAGGAACAGCAAGCTCAGGTAACTGAACTTACTGCTGTAACAGCCTCTTTACAAGCCGAGAAGTCTAGGTTCATGAAAGTATTTAAAGACCACAACCTTACTCGTCTCGCAAGAGCAAAGCCTGGATTAATCGAAACAAGAGTAAATAAAGCCACGGCTAGTATCTTTAGAACAATAGAGGAAGAGTCGAAGGAGGTCGAAAATGAGGACGATTAGTATAGCATCATTACTACTTGTTAGTGGGTGTTCTTGGTTTGGCGGTAAGGATATGCCAGCACCTTATGTAATACCGGAACCTGTCGTAGTAACTAAAATAGAGACAGTTCCTATTCGTATCTATCAGCCACCTCTACCTCGTGAAATAGATATGCTTGATGTTAATTTTTGGGTAATAACAGAAGAAAACTATCAGGAGAAACGGGCAGAGATTGAAAAGATGCTTGATGGACAATTTGTAGTATTTGCTCTGACGCCAGACGGGTACGAGAAAATGTCCGAAAATCTGCAAGAGTTGCGCAGATACTTTAAAGAAACAAAGGAAATAATTCTATATTATAAAAAGGCTACTACTTATGAGACTGAAACAGAAGATCAACCACAGAATGGACAAACTCCAGGAGATAATGGAAAGCAATCAACACCTGGAGGATAAAGAAGCTGCCTACGATCTTACTCTCGAAGTAAGTAAGTTTTGGTCTATATTAGATGAAGCTGATAAAGAATACATACAAATGTGTCAAATGTCTATCGAAGAAGAAAAGGAGTGGAATGTATGAGCGCGTGGGGAAAACAAGTTGGTGGAGACCACTATAAGAAGTATGCTATTCAGCCTACGGAGTATGCGGAAAAGAATGGGTTGACCTTCTCTGAAGGTTGTATCGTGAAGTATATCACTCGTTGGCGTGACAAAGGTGGAATTGATGACTTGCGAAAAGTTATTCACTATGCGGAACTCTTAATAGATTTAGAGTTAGAAGCAGGCAAACAGGTATAAAGTTATTGACACAACAAGCTTTAGCTCATATAATATGCACATCTTAAAAGAAACAAAGGAAAAATATAAAATGTCAGTAAAATTCAAGCCTAATGAAATTGTTGTGGATCGAGCTACGAAAGTAAAGACGAAGAAAGTATTTCCAATGGCGGGAGTGAAAACTTCAGAGCTTGTAGAAC